TCATAGCAAAGATTACCACTTGGGTCTGTCTCTCCGGCAGCACTACCATTGAAAATCGAATGCCCGGCGGTATAGCCTCCGTAGTTAAATACATTCGCAGCAAGGTCTTCTTTAGTCTGGTTATAACCAGTCAGCCAAGTAGCAGCCATATCAGTAACTAAGTTGTAGATTTTACTCTCGGTCATATCATCGACATTCTGTTTCGAGAACATTAAACCGTCAGTAAACGTCAACCATTTACTGTGAACCGTCCAACCTTCGCCTACTTTAGAGTAAGTGATTTCTTCGCCTTCGCCGGTTTCTTTTAAGTTACCAGCACCTACGACTGTCGTACGTTTATTGTAAGCACCTTCAGCTTCTTTTTCCTCGAACAGTTGGGGATAAACAAGTTTTTCATCCTCGTATTTTTGATTTTCGAGAATGTAATCGTACATATCTCTTTTCATACCCTCAACAAATTCATATCTTAATTGTTCAGCCATTTCTTACCTCCTTATGTAACAGCTTGTCGCTTAGCTGAATTGATTCGGACGACAACATCAGTAGCTGCTCCGCCATATTTAGTACCAAGTGCCTCGATTACGAGAACATCAGTTGTGCTTGTTCCTACATCTACAGTAGTAGCTGTACCGTCATTGACTGCGATTATGTCACAAGCATCTCCTACCATCGCTTGTGTAACCGTGTCATCTGCCGGCAGTAAGAACAACGCATCGGGGTCAGTAACAACAAAAATTTCGTCTGCACCAGCCGTCGCACTCGACAACCAATAAGCATCACTTGAACCAGCCCCACGACCTTTAGGGACAACTGCATAACCGAATAGATAAGCTGTGTTTGTGACAGCTTTAGTAACGTGCCCGCTTGCGTCTAAATAGACCATATTCTCACCTTCGTGGTAAAAATATTGACTTGCGGCTACGGGGTACCAAGCACCTCTCTTATCATCGGCAATGCTCCCATATTTTAAACTTGCCATTTTTTCTCCTTAAACTTTTCCGTATTTTTCTTTTAATTCTAAATAACTTTCGTCTGATAGATTTAACATTCTTGCTCTTTTCCTATCTGAGTCAGTCATACTATTTACGTGTTTCCCCGAATTCACTCCCGGAGGCGGAGGCGATTTTGCCTTGTCTCTCTTTTGGACTAAATCACGGGTTTTGGGATCAACTTTACTTAAAGCCCGTATCATAGTTACAAAGTCCTCTGACTTGAGTTCATTGAATTTCTGTGTCCCGAAAGTTTCCCATATTTGCACGGATTCTTCAACGGTAGCTCCAGCCTTCTGCAATGAGCCGAGTATTTCAGTTTTCTTTTGTTCGTATTGAACTTTCTCAGCCTCGATACGTTCTTTTTCTTTAAGTTTCTCCTCTAAAGACTTTGCGTGAGTTTCAATATTTTTAATTTTGTTTAAGAGTTGTTTCTCTTTGTATTCTTCCGCTTTGACACGATAATTATAAGAACTACTCTTGGGATCATTAAAAGCATCGAACTCATCATAGTCTGATGGTTTTTCCGGAGGCTTTTCATCGGGTATCAGTTTAGACTGAAGCTCATTCATTCTCGCTTCATATTCAGCTTTGGTCTCATTGATTTTCCTATCATAGAAACTCTGCTGATCGGCTAAACGTTTTTCCATTATTTTAAGTTTTTCCTCCAGCTCTGCACCTTCTTTATAGTCAAATCGGGGTGCTCCCTCGACTTCTTCTTGGTGTTCCTTTTGGGAATCAAGTGTCATATTTTCTCCTTCTCGTTTTGAGGTAAGGCGTTTAGTTTTTCTGAAATTCTATCAACTTGTGATTTAATGTT